GGTCAAACAGGATGATGTCAGTTAACTTCATCTTACTCCCATAGGAATCTGTTGTTTCAGTGATAGGCATAAACGGTGACACAATTATTGTCATCGGGAATGGGAAGTAGCTGGGGAACTGCGGAGCAGTGTTCAGCCACTGTGGCATGGTTGAAAGTTCTGAACCATATGTCACATTCTGACCAGGAGCGGTAGGACCGAGTTCCTGGATAGGATCATTCCAGTTATTGCCCTTTACTGCGCGGTTGCCTGTCCAGTTTTGGAAGAAATCTGGACGGCCGGCCTGCAGAGCAAACGCCCGCATATAGGGGTCCTTAACCCACATTGACCAAGTCAATGGGTGCATAAGAACTGTATTATACACATAACCCTGAGACATACCAAAAGCAACAGCTTCGAAGAAGTCGTCATGGGTTAGAGTACCATTGAAAGCACCAGCAGCATTACGACCAGTTGTTTTACCGATCATGGGTGTTTCATAGGTAGCAGGAGTAGTTGCGTTGTTGTAAAGTGTTACACCAGACGCATCGATATAGTTGAAAATTTTGACTTCCTTATGCCGAGCCAAAGCATTACCAGCAAGCTGAACCCAAAGTCTAATAAGACCAAAGTTATCCTGTTCGATTAGATCGTCTAGGAACTTGAGAGCAAGACCGCTTTTGGAGATCTTGATCTCTGTCTGTTCAGCACCGGCCAGGTCTGGCCCGTATTCCGGAAATTCTTGTCCAGGAGCCAAATCAGCAGCAGCCATACCGCCAATGGCGGGGAAGCTAATTGTCATGCCTGGTTTGTAGTCAATTCTCCGCAGTAGCGAAGGACCAACAAGCAGAGGTTCAATGCCCTCTCTGACAAATTCAGTCAATACCTGTGGAATCAAAAAAGTGGCATTAGGTAATGCCAAAGTATCCTTCAGGGACAGACGCTTCGGAAGGGGCCGCTTATCAACGGGATCAAAATCGAACCCGTTGGTTGCCCAGATGTGCTTCATTTGGGCGTACTGATTCTGATAATCCTCGTAGTCTTTAAAGTTGCCGTTCATAATTATACACCCCTCCATTACTTCTGGAAATTAATGATTATGCTGGTGCAGGCACGAGAAGTTGTATCTCCGCCATAGTAAGCGCCATCAGTAGCTAAATGAATAGCTCTCGGCACACCACCAGTAGCACTGCCGGGCATTGACCAGCTAGTATTAGTCGCGCCTTCATACGCCGTCTTTACTCTGTTTAGAGCGTCAGCAGGGTATGTTCTGTAACCAAGAACCTGACCAACAAACAAATTATCATAATTTGTAGTTGAAGGAATATACATACCCTTTGCATCGACCTTCACAAACCCACCATAAGAGAATGTGCCATATGCGTGAGCATAGGACAAAGCCTTAGTAGTTAGTCCAGAGATAGAATCTTCAGCCGTACCAATCCAAGGTACTTCAATTACATAGTCACAAGTAAATGCAACTAGATCTTCTTTAGATGTGTTGTGTAGTCTATACTTGATGGGATTGTCATTATCTACTGTATACCCATAATCAGAAGCATATGTACCAGTAGCTGTAAACCCACCGAGATGTTGATAATAATTATAAGAAGCAAAACCAACAGGAATAACCCCGCTAGTGCCTCCCAATAGACCTGAAGGAACTGTTACACTTCCGATGTCACCAGTTTCGACAGGCTCTCCGTCCGCAACGTTGATGACGCCCATATCTACGTCATAAGAAGTATAAGTAACTGTGGTTGTGCCCCCAACCATGCCGGCGGGAACAAGATAACCATTAATATCATAACCAACAGCCACACCTACTGAGATAACCACGCCGCTTTTGGCATGCTCATCCCAACGCTTAATGGGGAGCCATGGAGCCGGTAGTGCTCTACTACCAATCCAGGGCACTACTGATTCGCACAATTCAACGCCAGGAGTTGTTTCACCGCGCCCCACAGGTGTTAGTGAAGTTGCGGTATACTGTCCGTAAGTATTTCTAGCCATTTAAATCCTCCATAGCAGAATTAATAATTCCGTTGTCTAAAAATCTTAAAGAATTCACTCTGATCAACCGCATTACCAAGCCCTTCTTTAACTTTGGCAACAACGGCATCTTTTCCGGTCTCTTCAGGTGCCCCTTCATCTGAGGGATCGAAAAGTTCAGATCTTAAATCCTTCAAAGAATCGATTAATGAGCTTTTTGTTCTACCGGCAAATTCTTTCGTTGCTGTTTCTCTTGAGTAATTGTCCTTAGTTGTTTCAGGTTTCCTTGAAATCATCCTTAGGTCAACAACAGCGCTTGCTAAAGCAGAATGGTAATCCAAAATCTCTTTTGTTTTATTTTCATACTCTGCTTTAAGAACTTCTAGCTCTTTATTTGTTTTTTCCAACTCAGCTTGAAGGGCCCCTATCTTATCTTCAAGCTGAACAATATTGGAATCCATTCCTATCAAAGAGCGAAACTCACATTGCTGGTCTTCTCCCAAACTCGTAAAAATAGTATACAAATCATTTACAGAAGTTTCCTTTTTCTGTTCAGTATCATCTTTGGGCTCAGCACTATCGGCTTGCTCTTGAATCTCTTCTTTTATCTCTTCCTTTGTTTCCTCTTCTGTTTTGGTCTCTTCGACCTCAGCACTGTCTTGGGCTGCTTTTTGTTCAACAAACTGATTCTTAAGCTCTTCGGCATCTAGATTTAGGATCAGCATTCTCTGTTTAACTTGCTCTGGTATTTCAGAATCAATGTTTGTTTCCCACAGCTTATGGCAAAGTTTAGCTACATCGTCGTTTGATTTAATAGACCAAGTTTCATTGGCATTGTCAGCACCGGTAGCTAACTCAATCGTTACTTCAGAAGAAGGAAGTAGTCCAAGTTTTTGTGCTTCATAGTAAGCACGATTGCGAACCTTGCTAACTCCATCACTAGGCCCAAATAGTTTAAGAAACTCTTTAATGGCATTAAAGTGAACAGAGTCCACAATTGGCAACGAGTTACCAAAACCACAATATTTAGATTTAGGTAGTGCGGCGTAGCCCTCTTCTGTTAATTGATGCTTCTCATCAATACCAAGAAATTTATAAAGCTCATAGCTATTAAAATCTTCGGCTTCCCAAAGGGAATCTATACTAATTTTCTCTCCGGCCTTTAAACCCTCTAATAGTTGTTTAAACATACTAAAATCCTCCAGGTGATCTTTAAAATAAGTCATTTTATCTTCATAAGTTCGTAAAACATAGGCATCAACATGCGCCGGCTTTTCGCCCTTATGAATAACAATTGAACCGTCGTCGGCAGGCTTATTGACAAAATCAATACCCTTATAAATCAACTTATCTGTAATATTGAAAACAGGGCGCTCCTCAACAACCTGACCTGGCCGGTGCTCACACACTTCCCCAGCCTTCCAGTCGGCATAACAAGCACTACAATAATAGTGATCTGTATCAAATTCAATTGACATTGTAAGGTATCGTTCATCCATAACTTTTTCAATTGCTTCTTTATCTGTGATGTCCATACCTAATTCAATGTAACCGGTGCCTAAATTATTGTCTTTAAAAAGAACGTTATCAGCTAAAAAATCTATGTACTTATCCCGATGTACTTTAGAAGTAAGCTGTTTAAATGAGTAAAACTTAGGCCCCAACAGATCAATTGTATCAATAAACTTTTGCTCTATAACCCTACCAATTGGATCTGCATCAGAATGTTGTTTAGAAACTGGCTTAGGAAATGGCTTTATAAATGTCTGGCTACCAGCAGCAACCCTATCTCTGACATATATACGACCATTAATTATTTTATCTGCGTGAGTAGCAACTGCCTTTACATAAAGGCCCCTAACAACATTAGAACTATCCTGTTGTTTAAAGTTCTTCCACGCAAGGTTGGCATCATCTTTGTTCAACTCCGCTTCAATCGTATCCATAAAACTTGGTAATATAATTTTATCGGCCATCTCGCCCTCCATAAAAAATAAGCGTACAACAAAGTGTACGCTCTCATAGTATAGTAATTTAAAAAGATTCTAGATAAAATTCAAAATTTGAATTTTAAGTTAAAAAGATCTTATCTATCTCTTCTATAAGCCATTCCGAGATTGTGTTAATCTTATCTGAATCAGTTTCCGCATCTAGGCCAAACGCCGACCAATCCAAACTATTGGTAAGTCTTTTAGGATCAAGCTTCTTTCCTTGTGCATTTTCGGGCCTAAGTATGTTACTTGTGTATCTTTCAGTGGATGCAGAGGATTTAGCTGCAGAGGTCTTCGGTTCTGTACCTCCAGCCGAAGCTGTAGTCATTTGCGACTTAAGTTTGGCTGCTAGCTCTGCCAACACAACTTGGAATTTAAACTTAATTCCAGTCGTAGTATTATCAATAAGATCTTGCTCACTAACCCAAGGATCTTGGTTAACGGCGTCTCTCATCTCATTGTGGGAAATTGCCCCAGAATTATATAGAGCCTGAGCATGTGTTTCTTTCTTTATTTTCTCATCAACATCAATAGTTAAGAATCTGAAGTTGGTGCTCATTAATAACTGAACAAGTTCGTTCTTTGTCCCTGGAATTTCTAAAATAATATCCTTAAGTATTGTAGCGTTGAGCATTTCAGAAATCAGTGTTTGATCAAAGCCGATTGAATCTTTCAATGCTTGAGAAATAGTAACTGCTGTCCCTCTATTAGAAGTATCGCCTTCGCCCATGTCGACACTAGAAACACCCAAACCAGTATACAATCTATTCTTAAAATAACTCAGGTATGGGTTTACATCC